AATAGCTGATGATGTTATGGGTCGTTTATCAATGGATAAGGTAACGGAAATCATAAAGAAGATTAAAGAATTACCTGCCCATAATGATAAATGCCTTGTTAACTAATTGCCTCTCTGTGTGCAATGATAGCGGCAGCCTTCGGGCTGTCGCATTAATTTTGAAAGGACCAATATGATTTACTCTATAATTATCTTATTGCTAATAGTAATGGCTGCATTTAGTTATTGCTATTGGTTATCAGGAGGTTTTAATGATTTTAATTAGAACCGCTATGCTTGCCTTAGGTGTGGTTTATGGATTACTTGGCGTAATCTTTATCGAATCTATGGAAAGCACTAAAGTAGCCGATCTTGGCCACTATTATCCCGATGTGGTTGCGTTTGGGATAGCCATGACGTGTTTTGTTTTTTCGATTTTCGCGTTAGCATCGGTTGCTTTTCAGAAATAAAAGAAGGCCATAAAGGCCTTCTTTAAACACTAACCAAACTTCAACCCATTAGCGACATGGAGGAATTCATATGGATCATGAAGCAATTTTTAATTATGTTATGGCTAAATATAACATCGCCTTAGGTGTTGATGAGATCATTAAGATAGTCTCTGACAATCTCCTTGTTGACCAATTTGTTCAACTAAATTATCCTAATAGTTGCGCGATATAAAATCGCGCTTCTTATACTTATATCTTTTAACTTAACTTAGTCTAAAAAGGAAACTTAAATATGAGTGATTATCCACGTTCTGTAATTGTTAAAGATTTAACTGCTAAATTCTGCCGAATCTCTGGGTCAGATGCTCCTGTTAATCCATTCGGATCTAAACAGTGGGAAATGATGATTCAAACTAGTGATCCCGCAAAAGTTAAAGAGCTTCAAGATTATGGTCTTACTGTCAAACAAGACAAAGAAGACGAAAAGCTTTTCTCTGTTAACTTAAAGCGTAAAGGTATCAAAGCCGATGGAAACCCGAATGCTCCAGTTAAAATCGTTGACGCTAAACTATCACCAATTACTGGTGACAATATCGGTAACGGTTCAAAGGTAAATGTGAACCTTTGGCAATATGCTTATGAAGCTCCCGGTCGTAGCGGAGTTGCTACCTCACTAACTGCGGTTCAAGTCGTAGAATTAGTTGAATATACGCCTACAGCTGGCTTTGATGTCGTTGAGACCAAAGAAGCTGATGCGAAGCAATTGCCATTCTAAACCTCTCTGAGTATCAAGTCTAGAAACTTCTAGGCTTGGTACCGTTTAGAAAAGGAGAACCGGTATGCCTCTATCTTTCTGCATAGTACTAGGTTTCGTTATTCTTGGATTGATTATATTACAGGAAAGGCGATAATTTTGTACACATTAATATTATTAGGAATATTTACAGGAATAATTATCGCTGGCACCAAGATGTATTAGGTGCTGGCGAAACTAATTTAGAACATAACCGACCAAATGATAGCCAGTGAAAGGGTGGCGAGATGACAACAATATCCAACATACTACATTTCCCTGCAGTGCGATCTGCATTTCAATCTACTACTCAACAACTCGACAATCTTATAGAAACTGCGCATAAGGAACAAAAGCCTGAAGTCGCAGAAGCTTATAGAAAATCATTCGAGTTAGTCCGTGAAGGACTATTAAGAGCTGAGAATCAAGGAGAGTCTAACATTCATAAGCATTTAGATAATGATGTTGACGATCTAGTCGCTACTATAACCAACGAGAAATTTGAAGAGATTCAAAGATTTATTGGTGACCAGTATACTGAAGCTCTTAACGCTTTCAGATCTGAGATTATCCAATTGCTATTATCAAAGAATGTCTCAGAAAGTTACATAACAACCGTAGAGAAAGACTTAGATAAATTCACTGAACAATTGATTTTAGATGTCTTTCAAGAGGAAGGATACAACCCAGATGAATGATGAAGTAAACCCACCTCATTACAAACAAGGCGATATCGAATGCATAACCGCCATAAAAGCAGCGTGTAGTGATGGATATGAAGGATATCTACAAGGCAACATTATCAAATACATTTGGCGTTACCGATATAAAGGTAAAGCAACCAGTGATTTGAACAAAGCTAAGTGGTATCTCGAAGAACTGATTAAGCAGCAAAGCTAATGATATATCCTATCAAAGTAGCTTTGTTGCTATGTCATATTTACACTAACGAATGTTTCTACATTCTCGATACTCAAGGACCGTACACTAGTTATGAGGCTTGTCACGAAAGATCTGATGAGATTTTTGTAACGTTTTCAAAGGGTTACAAGAATCCTTTAAGCTATAAACCGATGTACAGTCGAAAGCAAACGCTCTGCTTAGAGCTCGTTCCAACGGAGAATTACTAATGAAAATTACTAAAACTTTAAAGAACCGAGTCTTCAAATTCTTAACTAGCTTAAGAGAGGGAGGCGAAGTCAATATGTTCGGAGCAGTTACCTACTTAGTAGAAGACTTCGACTTAGATAGAGAAACTGCAGCAGATTTACTAGCAGAGTGGATGCAAAATTTCAAAGAAAAGGAAACAATATGAAGAAATCAAGCCAAGCATTAGCGAGATGGACTAAAGATAGATATCCATTAAGCGGATATAAATTTACAGTTACAAATAGAGACGATGAAGCAGTGAAAACTTTGAAACAAGCTGTGAAATTAATGAATAAAGATTCAAGAATTAAACATAGAGTTAGATTTATGGGTCGAGGACAGCGTACAGCATGGGCTAGAGTAGAAGGATTACATCCAAGAGCTTATGATTGTTATCTTCCCTTAGATAAGGCAACTCATTTCGATGTTTATGTACACGAAAGAGATAGATAATGCTAGAACTTATAGTATATAGTTTTGCAGGTGGTGCAGCATTAGCATACATCATATGGTATTTAGCAGATACAATTGCTAGATACACTGCAAAATAAAAAGAATATGAGAGAAATAAGTGGCGCACAACGTCTTACGGCTCTCTCATATAATACAATACTGGTGAGTTAATTCCAGCAAGCTATTGTATTTAAACCGTTTTGACCGACGGGTCAAATAGTGTAGTGCAAGGAAACGCGTCTTACCAAGAGGCGTAACTTGATTGTTCAGGCGTGGTAGCCAGGTTCGAACCTGAGAAGGTAAGGATCACATCACTCTCCCGAGTGGGAACAAGTTCTAGTAGGTTAGAGATGGTATCTCGGTCAAACTAGTTGGAGGTGAACCCAAGTCCTCCCTACACACTTAGAAATAAATGAAGGAATAACAATGTTAGATTATGTTACAACAAGGACAGATCAGTTCAGTGTGCCCGATGATATAAGCTTTGATATAGGGTATGAACCGACAAAAATCGATGGCAAGAAATATGTATATCGAGAAGACACAGGTCAATACCTAAATGTAGTAGGTAATGACTTCACAGCTACTACCCATAGTAATTTTGCTCATACAGTTTGGAGCACTATGAAAGATAAACTAACCGACAATGAGCTGCAAGACTGCCATATTAAGTGGAGTACTGCTCGTAACGGGGGATTCATGATGATGGATATCACGTTACCTAATGTAAGTTTTGATATCTTTACCGACAAACATTCAGAGAAAATTGGTCAGCGTATCATAGGTTTACATGGAATAGATGGTTTATGCTCTAACATTGTAGTGTATGGACAGATCTCTTTCTTCTGCACCAACAAGATGGTAAGAGGTGAGCACGATATTGTTAAACGTAAGAACACTTCAGGCTTTAGCATCACAGATTTCGCTACTCAACTTGAGAAATCTTCTAATGATTTTTATGAGCAAGCCGACATGCTACAAAATTGGGCAAGAATATCAACGGCTTACACAGATGTTGAAGATTTATTCAAGAAAATTATGAATGATAAACAAGCTGAGAAAATGGTATCTTTGTACAACCAAGAAGTATCTACTCGTGGAGAAAATGTTTACTCTATCTATAGTGCGTTCACTAACTACGCTAGCTATGCTGATAAGCGTAATGGCTTTACACTACGTAATACAGGTAACGATACTCAAGCTGTATCAATGTGGAACAGAGAAAAAGAGGTAACTAAATGGACTAGTTCTCCTCAATTTCAGAGTTTGGTGGCAGCATAATGGGTGAGATGAAAAGATACGATATAAATATAAAGGAATCAACATACCCTGTCGATGAGTGGGGTAGACTCGGAGGATTTTATAGTTTAGCTGATGTACCTGTTGCGAAGTATATAAAGTATGATAAGCTGAGTGATGAAGATCAAGCTAAAATAAGGAGGATGCATGAGCTTCCCTAATACAATACTATATGGATTAGCATTAGGATTTTTCCTTGTATATCTTGATGCTACATTCTTTAATATTTATTATAAATGATTAGATAAAAGGCGCGACATAAAGTCGCGCTTTTTATACCAACTTAAAGGAGAAAGCTTTGTCATTAAACTTAAGAAATAATAATAATCTAGACTTCAGAGTTATGAGTACTGAATCTTACTTAGAAGATTCAAAGAAAGTTCTTAACCGATGTATAGATCTTATGAGTATGAAGAATAAAGACTATCAAGGCGGTTCAGTATGTGATGAAGACTACTATCCTCATGGATGGAAATCATTTGACACTATGATGTCTACTAAGATTTTAAGATTCCGATCTGTAATGGAACAAGATGGTGACGTTAACTTTGATTCTGCTGAAGACTGCTTAATAGATCTAATAAACTACGCGAGTCGTTGTATCGTCTGGTTAGAACGTAAAAATCCTAACAGTGGTCTATGTCCTATATGTGGACAAGACTCATTATCTTATGATGATCCCAACGATAATACTTTAGAAGAACCGTTCTGCCATGAGTGTGAGATATTCCCTCATAGTGGAGAAAAATTAGAATGAGAATAACAATTCTATATTATACTATAACCTATGTGATAGCAGCTTTGTTGTTTGCTATTTATATAGATGCTTATTACTTAAACATATTTTATCCAGAAGGAATACTATAATGGAAGCATTTAATAAACAACTTGTTAAAGAAATTAGAAATCAACTACAAGATTCTATAGATATGAGAGGTTCTGCTCTAACCGATTTTAATATTAAAGTAGGTAATGCTACCTATGATGAAGATGAAGTTACATTTAAAGTTACAGTTAGAATCGATGGAAGTAAATCCAGAGAAGAGAAAGACTTAGATGTATGGGCTAGACTCCATGATTTAGATACTAATGTTACCGCCATGATAGATGGTAAGCAATTTAAACTTACCGGTTATAAGAGTAAGGCTAGAAAAAGACCTTATCAAATAACAGAACAAGGCTCAGGTAAGACATTTGTATGTGACCAACAAATGGTTGACCACTATTTTAAACATAGAAGAAAGGAAGCTAATGCTGTCGGGTGAAATTAAAAACGAATTCATTCAACTGTATAAGAACGATGACTTTCAGGAAGATGGTACGCTCGAGATAAGAGCTGCCAGCTTCCTTGCTGATGAACCAGCTATATTCGGAGAAAGAAACGTTAAGTATGTTGAAGCTGAATTAGAGTGGTACGATTCTCAAAGTCTAAACGTAAATGATTTAGGAGATATTTACGGTAAGGTTCCTTCTATATGGAAGGATGTAACCTCTAATACTGATGGTGATATTAACTCTAACTATGGATACTTAATCTATAGTAAAGGAAATGGCAGCCAATATAATAATGTAGTCCAAGAATTAAAGCTACGTCCTAATTCTCGAAGAGCTACTATGATATACACAAACCCGGACATGCATCAGAAGTCCGTAGAGCATGGTAAGAACGACTTTGTCTGCACAAATGCTGTAACATACTATAGAAGAGGAACGGCTCTCTATTGTGTAGTTCAGATGCGCTCAAACGATGCGGTATTTGGGTACATTAATGATTATGCTTGGCAAGTTAAAGTGCTTAACCGTCTTGCGATAGATCTCGATCTTGAAGCAGGGCATATTACATGGCAAGTTCAGAACCTTCATGTATATCCTAGACATCTTCATTTGATAGAAGAATGTATTAAACCTAAGGACTATGCTTGAGATGACACCGAAGTACGACACATCTTGGTACATTAAATGGGTATCAAGTCTTATATTAATGGTAGCTATGGCACTTACCTCTATTGGAGGACAAGAACCTTTGAATCTTATATTAGAATTTATAGGGGTAAGTGGCTGGCTTATAGTAGGAATGTTATGGAATGACAGAGCTCTTATATTTATTAATGCTCTTGCAGCTTTTATATTTCTACTAGGAACTTTAAAATTTTACTTAACTTAACCGACATACCGACATAAAGGAGAGTGTGTGATGAAATATCCTAGTAAGCCTGCGTATACGTGGGCAGAAGACATTCATGCAATGCATCAGAAATTTGGTGTACATAAGTGGATGGCTCGCAAGATAGACGAAGAAGACTATAGTACTTTAAGAGAATTCTTAGATTTTCGTATTAAATTCTTAGAAGAAGAACTTAACGAGACTAAAGCCGCAGTGGTGTTAGATAAGAACGCACAAGAAGTTGTTGATGGTCTTATAGATTTATGTGTGGTAGCGATAGGTACGTTAGATATTCTAGGTGTTGACGCCAATAAAGCTTGGTCAAGAGTTCATAAAGCTAATATGAGTAAAGAACCTGGAAAGAAACCTTCAAGACCTAACCCATTAGGTTTACCTGATATGATTAAACCAGAAGGATGGGTTGGACCTAACCATGCTGATAACGTAGGAGATACTCACATTATACTACATCATTCTAATGATGGCGGTTATGAAAACTATGAGTAGCCAAAGCATCAACCATTTATTTTATTTAAAGATTGAAGTAAATACTTTAGTTGCTAGACTAGAAGAAGTACTATCAGTTAAAAACAATGAGCTCTTAATTACTATCAGTGTACTTAAAGATAGAATTAAAGAACTTGAAGCGGACTTAAATAAAACTAAAGGACATTAAGATCCCTATTAGAAGCGCGCCATAAAGGCGCGCTCTTTAAACTAATTAATATGAAAGGAATCATATGCAACTTGTATTTGATATAGAAACAGATGGATTCTTAGAAGAGATGACTACTTGTCACGTACTTATATGCCAAGATGTTATAACTAAGAAGATCTATAGATATACAGATCAACCTAATGATACTCCTATTAAAGTAGGTCTAGACTTAATGTCTAAAGCTGACGCATTAATAGGCCATAACATTATTGGGTTCGACTTGATGGGACTAGAGAAGCTCTTTAACTGGAGACCGTCTTCCCATACTGCATTGATTGATACTTGGGTTATGTCTCAGGTATTAAGATATAATAGACCACACAGACATGGTCTTGCTGGATGGGGTAAACATCTTGGATTTAAGAAGATGGACAATACTGAATGGGCTAATGAGGGATTTAAGACATACGATCCCGGCATGATAAAGTATTGTGAACAAGACGTAAGACTTAACACAAAAGTTTATGAAGTACTACTAGCTGAACTACATACAGCTGTAGAATCTAATGAACTGATTAAGAAAGGTCTACGCGTTGAACATGATATAGCAATCTTTGAATCTATGGTACGTAAGAAGGGTTGGTTGTTTGATTTAGATAAAGCTAAAGAAAACTTAAGACTCATGACTAAACACATGATGAAGATTGAATCTATAATTGAACCTAACTTAGGAACTACTGAAGTCTTTATTGATAAAGCTCCGAAGACTCCTAAGTATACTAAAGCTGGATTGTATACTGCAACTACTGCTAGAATATTATCTGAGTTTCTTGGTCGTAAAGTGATTGGTGAAGATGCTCTATCTGATTCTCCACCTATGTTACCTGGAACAGAGTTCCAAAGAACTTCTATAGAAAAGGTTACTCTTAGTAATATGGATCTAGTTAAAAGCTGGCTGCATAGTATTGGATGGAAGCCTGATGATTGGAACGTAAAGAAAGGAAGTCACGGTCAATGGATAAAGACCGGACCTAAACTTACAACAACTTCATTAAGAAAACTAGGTAGCAGAGGTACTCTCATTGATAGATACTATACTATTAAGAACCGTAAAGCTACTATAGAATCTTGGATAGAGAAGCTATGGAAAGATGATAATAATAGAGTACGTCTTCATGGAAGAATGTTTACTATTGGTACGCCTTCTTTTAGATGTCGTCACGAAGTTATTGTTAATCTCCCTGCAGTTGATGCAGACTATGGTAAAATGCTAAGAGAATTATTTATCTCTGAACCAGGTTATAATGTTGTTGGTGCTGATAGTGCTGGCAACCAGTTACGTGGGCTATGCCATTATGTAGGAGATAAAGCTTACACAGATCTAGTTATTAATGGAGACCAACATGCTCGTAACGCAGCTGTTCTTAATTGCTCTCGACCTTTAGCTAAATCATTTCTTTATGCTGTTCTGTTTGGTGCAGGTGATGCTAAGCTTGGACAAACTCTTACAGGAGTTAGTAGTATACCTAAGGGTAAAGAAGCTAGAAGAAAATTTATGGCTAACTTACCAGGATTTGAGAGACTAGTTAACAAACTACGATCTGTGTTCAATAAGTATGGGTCTATACCAGCTCTTGATGGTCGTAAGATATTTGCTAGGTCTGATTACCAAGTTCTTAATTACTTACTTCAAACTGCTGAAGGTATTACTTGTAAAGCCTCTGTTAGTTATGCTATGAATAAGATTAAAGAGGAAAAGCTTGATGCTTATCCTGCTATATTCTACCATGATGAACAAGCTTGGATAGCAAGTGATAAAGATTCTAACCGTGTTGGAGAAATCCTACAAGAATCTTTTCGTGAAGCACCTAAATGGTTTGGTGTTGAGTGTATGGATGGTGGTGACTATGTAATAGGTAAGTCTTACGCGGAGGTACATTGATGTCTAAGGTAGACGTATACTATAACTTACATAAGAAGATATTCTCAGTAAGATATAAAGGTATAGTTATACTACATAGCAATGATGTGTTTATAAAAGATGCTGAGTTTGTAGTTCAACCTGCTGGTCGTGCTAAAGTTTTAACTGAACGTAAGAAGAATGTCCATGCCTTTGTTAGAGGTACACTATCTAATATACAGAACAGTGAAGACTATTTTAGTATGCCTAAGCAGGCGACTTATAATCCTTATAAACATTCTACATTTGTTAATAAAGAAACTAAAACGCCTTTGTATAACGCTGACATAGTACATCTTAAAAACAACGATAAACCGGAGATATACTATCAATGAGAATAACTTTTAAATCTATAATAAACCCTGTTGCGCGAGCATTATTGCGCAATAGGAAACCTAAACAAGTTATACCTAATAAGAAAAAGTATAACCGTAAACGTGATAAAAATAAGGGAATCAAATGAAATTATTTATTGATGCCGATAGTATTTTATTTAAAGCTGCTTGTACTCAAGACACTCAACATGATACTCGATTAGTTACTCGTAAGATAATCGAAGATTCTATTGCTGATTGTTTTGCTGATGAAACTTATATTGCTGTTAAAGGTAAGAATAACTTTCGTTACAATATCTATTCTGATTATAAATCCTCTCGTAAAGATACTCAATTAGAAGAAGGTTTAAAGAATAGACTTAACAATGCTTACGAATATCTTACAGATAAATGGGGAGCTGTTGCTGCTGATGGTATGGAAGCTGATGACTTAGTTTCTATATGGGCTTATGAAGCAAGAGCTGCTGATGAAGACTTTGTGATTGCGCATATTGATAAAGACATAAATCAAATTGCTGGAAATCATTATAACTATAACAAGAAAGAAGTTTACTTTGTCGATGATGAAGAAGCTGATCTTAATTTCTGTGTTCAGTTACTTATTGGAGATGCTGGTGATGACATACCTAAACTAAAGAAGGGATATGGAATCAAGACTGCTAAGAAAGCTTTAGCAAATACAACTTACGATACTCGTATGTCTGTTGTAGTAGACCAGTGGAAAAGATTATATGGAAATGGTTGGGAGAAACAACTTAATATGATCGGCAATCTAATATATATGAAACGTACATGGGATCTAGAGGAGTGGAACTATGAAGATCGTTATAAACGGAAAACCAATGTCAGCAAACCGAATGGAAGGGATGAGGGCAGTGAGAACGAAGAGCGGAAAGAACTTCGCTCAGAAGTATCCGACGACAGAATACAAGTTGTTTCTTAGTAATTTTATAGAATCAACTAACGAAATGAGTTGGCAGTTTGAGAAGACTGCTGACTTAAAAGTTACTTTCAATGCGTTCTTTAGTAACAGAGCATCGGACCTTGATAACGTACTCAAACCGTCTTTAGATGCTTTACAAAAAGTTTTCGATTGGAATGATAAATACTGTTATGAGATCGCTGCTTACAAACATCTTGTAAAGCGAGGCGAAGAAAGACTGGAGATAAATGTTGAAGAAGTTAAACGATAATGCTAGATATGAATGCAAAGATTGTGGTAGTTCAGATGGGTTAATGTACGATCCATCTGATGACCACACTTATTGCTTTGCATGTGGCGTATATAATAAAGGAGATAATATTATTGGACCCACTACCAATACAAATAATAATAAACAATCTGACATCACCGATATTTCTAACTATCCTGGGCATAGTATGCCTAGTCGCAATATTTCGGAGCAGGTAGTAAAATACTTTGGAGTAAAGACTCATCAGTATAACGACCAACCAGCTCATTTCTATCCTTATGGAGATGACTGCTACAAAATTAGAATATTACCTAAAGAATTTAGATTAGTAGGAAAACCAAAGAAACTATTTGGACAAGATAAGTTTAATGGTGGTGGTAAAATGCTAGTCATAACTGAAGGTGAGCTCGATGCTCTATCTATAGGGCAAGCTTGGTTAGATATAAACAAAAAGATTTATCCTGTAGTATCTATTCCTTCTGCTAATCAACTACAAATACTATTAGATAACCGAGATTGGATCAGAAGATTCGATAGTATAATATTATGGTTTGATAATGATGAAGCAGGTAAGAAAGCTATATCACAAGCAAGTAAGATTATAGGCTTTGACAAAGTAAAAGTAGTAACTGTCGAAGAGAAAGATGCTAGTGATTTGTTTATGAAGAGAGGAAGTAAAGAAATCTCTCATGCTATCTGGAATGCTCAACAATATAATCCTGCTGGTATCCTCACTGGTGAAGGTATATGGGATAAGTTTGTTGAACGCCAGAACGTTGAGTCAGTACCTTATCCTGAATGTTTAACAGGTTTAAATGATAAACTAAAGGGAATGAGACACGGTGAAATAACTTTGTTCACTAGTGGTACTGGTTCTGGAAAATCTACTGTAATAAAAGAGATCATATGGCATCTATTATCTACTACTAAAGATGACCGTATTGGTTTAATATCTCTTGAAGAAAGTGTAGGTGATACCGCTGAGAAGTTTATTGGTATGACTATTAATAAACGTATTGGTGGTGATGAACCTATAAGTGAAGATGAAATGAGAACCGGCTTTGAAAAGGTATTTAAAGACGAACGTCTTGTTTTATTAGATCACCAAGGTTCTGTTGAAGATAGTTCATTGCTAGATAAGATAGAGTATATGGCTCTTATGGGATGTAAGTATTTATTCTTAGACCATATAACTATAGCTGTATCTGAAGGTAGTGAAGGACTATCAGGCAACGAAGCAGTTGACAAGGTTATGTCTGATCTACTTAAGGTAGTTAAGAAGCATAACATCTGGTTAGGTATAGTAAGTCACTTACGTAAGTCAGGTGGTAAAGCTTTCGAAGAAGGCAACATGGCTTCTATCGATGACATAAAGGGTAGTGGTAGTATCAAACAAATATCATTTGATATTATAGCTTTCTCAAGAAACCTTGTCGCACCTAATGAAGAAGAGCGTAATCAAATTCAGTTGACCGTATTAAAGTCAAGGTTTACTGGATTAACTGGACCAGCAGGTATAAGTAATTATAATATGCACACTGGTAGATTACAGAAAGGAGATAGCTTTGATGTTATCTAAAGACGATCACATGTATCTTAAGATGGCCGAAGTAGTTGGTGAAAGATCTCGTGATAATCTTTATAAAGTTGGAGCAGTTATAGCTAATGGTAATAAGATACTTAGTTATGGTTGGAATGGCACTCCCCATGGTATGATTAATGAAACCCGCGATGGTGCTGGAAACACTAAGTGGGAAGTCGTTCATGCCGAAGCAAATGCTATAGCTAAATTGGCTGCTTCAACTTCTTCTTCTGAAGGTGCTACATTATATCTAACATACTCGCCTTGTAAAGAGTGTACTAAACTCATATTACAGGCGGGTATTAAGAGACTAGTGTACGATCAAGTATACTGTAAACCTAGTAAAGAGCTAGATCTTAGAGTTCCTGACACAGAACCTTTAGAACTACTCAAGAAATATGGAGTAGAAATTGCGTCAGATAGAGATTAGAGAAGATACCCATGAAGTTGTAAAGTATCCTGAAGATATGTACTGTGTTTACTTTCATAAAGATCCGGAAACGGATAACGTAGTATACGTTGGTAAGGGTACTTTACATAGAGCATACCAGATAACTAACCGTGGTTATGACCACCATATTTGGTTGCTTGATAAGTTGTCTGTCCACAAGATACAAGATGTTGTTGTGATTAAAGGTGGACAGATGACAGATAAAGAAGCTACTGTAGTAGAATCTCATGAAATAAAATGTTGCTTAAGGAATGGGTGTGACCTGTTTAACGTTACACATAATCCGTTCCGCAAAACTAGGAGAAATAATGCAGAACATAATAGAGTATTTAGAACAGAAAATTATAAATACACCGCAGAGGTGGGCAGTAAAGCTGGTGAACGAACACAAGCTGGATCCGAAGCGGTTAGTATATGACGCATTAACTATACTGCAATACCACTTCACAAAAACTTCAACTTCTGAATCAGCAACATGTAAACTTACAGCAGCTTCGGTTGCTATAGGTAAGAATGTGTTGCTTCAGAAGGGAGTAGAGCTAGGGTTTAGAGCTGACGTAACTGTTGGCGACCTAGTTCTTGAAGCGTTCTATGAATGTGGATACATAAAGATATTTAGAGCTCCAACTGAAGCTCAAATAAAATGGGAAGCTAATCCTATTGGTAAGAAGCCTTTCAGTAGAGCTCCATATATGATAGAGACCTCTGAAAAGTGGTTACAAATTGGATCACTTCCCAGTGCCGTAGTAAACGAGTTAATACAGAACACTTCGTTTACGAAGATAAACCGTATTCATAATCTATTCCAAGAGAATGGTTACCCAGTAATAAAGCATTGGGGTTTCGATAAAGCCGAATCATTTAAAGAGTTATTAGATGAACCATTTATAGATGCAATAAACAAATTGCAGCAGACAGCTTGGACTATTGATAGTGATATCTTAGAAGCGGTTAAGAAAAACAAACGTAAGTTTGTAACTGAAACTCTTAAAGTATCAGATGAGACCGGTAAGAACTACCGCTATTGTATATTTGGTAACAACAAAGAGTTGGAAGGAAAAGATTTATACTGGAATGATGTGGTATTTAAACCAGATTTAGGTAATAAATCTTTAGAGAAAAGGTATTACGGAGAGTTAAGAAGATTAACTAATAAACTTCGTAATAAACCTGACAAGAAGCCATTAGTCAAAGCTCAAAAGAAATATGATAACGCTGCTACTAACTGGAATGCTAAGCTAGTATTATTAAAGAACCGTAGTAAGTTTGATGCTTACAACATGACTGTTCAGAAAGCTGAAGCATTAGAGAATAAAATCTTTTTCCAATATGTAGATACAGATTATCGTGGTAGACTATATTACAGAGAGTCTTACTTGAACTATCAAGGTAAAGACATGGAACGTGGTCTACTTAAGTTCGCAAATGCTAAACCAATGACTGATGAAGGATTGTATTACTTTGCAGTACATACATCCTGTACATACAATCAATCATATACGATTGATAATATACCTGAGTGGTGTGGTGCTGATTATAAGAGTCACTTGGAAAATGAAGGGTTGACAGACATCTCAGTTGATAAGATGACTATTGATGATAGAGTTAAATGGGTCTCTAACAATGAAGACTTTATCAGAAATACTTGGATCAACCGTACTATCCATGATAAAGCAGAGAAGCCTGTTAGCTTTCTTGCTTGTTGTAAAGCATGGTGTACTTTATGGGATCAATCTCCTGAGAATGATTACTATATAAACCTTCCTATTCCTATTGATGGGTCTAATAATGGGTGGCAACACTTGGCTGCTATATCTAAAGACAAAGAAGCTGGTAAGCTCGTAGGTCTAGTTCAAACAGAAATACCTAAAGACTTTTATGTACAAACGGCTAAAGCTTTAATAGCTCGTATGCCTGAGTGGTTTGAGTCTCGTGATATGCCTATGAAACATATCCGTAAAGGTGTATCTAAACGTGGATCTATGACTAGAGCTTACAGCGCAGGTCATTTAGCCATAGCATTAAATATGTACGCTGATTGCTACGCTGAAGGATTCCATAGTAAGTATAATATATCTATGTCAGACTGTAATGATCTATCTTTTAATCTAATTAAAGCGATAGATGAAGTTTGTCCCGGTCCGTTAGAAACTATGAGTTATCTACAAGCAATAGCAAACCACGTTATAGCAGACTTGAATGAGCCTGTTATTGAGTGGACTACTCCATCTGGATTTCCAGTACGATATGAAAATTACGTAATGGAAGATATCAAATGGAAGAGTTGGATATCGGATATGAGAATCCAACATGTCGGCAAGGAACACCGCCTTGTATACGGCAAAAAGATAGCAAGTCCTGGTGGCTTTGCTTCGGGCATAAGCCCAAACTTTATTCACAGTATGGATGCAGCTCACATGGCGTTAATTATACACCATTGGGACGGTGATTTCGCTGCAATACATGACTCATTTTCTACTCACGGTTGTGATGTAGCTAGCTTATTAGATTTAACTAAAGAAGTATTCATTAAAATGTACGATCATGGCGATTACTATCAACATATAGCCGAGATGTTATTAATGGAGCCTGAAAAGTTTAGTTATAACTACAAGCTAGGAAATCTAAACGTAAAAGAAATCGCTAATAGCGACTATTTCTTTTCGTAAGGAGTAGAAGATGAGTGTTATTAAAATAAAACCCGATGGAGTAATTGGTATAGACCACAAAGACATAGCCTTTATATATAAGTATGGAATAGTATTCTTAGATGAGACTGAGTTCCACTTTCCTCAATACTGGATAAAGAATTATATAAAGAAACATAGTCTTGAATATCTATATGCTCCTGAAATATGTGGGTAAATAAAAAAAAGGGATACCTTAGCTTACGCTTTGGTATCCCTAATTTTTTTTATCCAATATCTATTTGAAGTATCCTACTATCTTGTCTTTTTACTTCTTCTACATACTTAGCTTTAGCTGAGTTATATTTACTAGAAACTTTTTTATTTCTATTTATTAAATTTACTCCTCTATCACCAATAACAGTATCAAAGAATTGTAATACTTTATTTGCAGGCATAGTAGAAATACCGGCAGACTTTTTATCCTTTATTCTTTTAGCTATTTCTGGAAACATAGCTTCAGCTTTCGCCATAGCCTGCCTTGATACACCGCTTTTATAGTCTTTAATAGACTCTTCTCTTTGACGAGGTGAAAATTCTCCAGTATCTGCTAATGTATTAGCTAGATTCTGTAGTCCAAGATCACCATGTTTCAATCCATTATCTATTGCATATTTAGTCATGTCGTTAGTAGTATGCATTAACCACCAGAAACCTCTGTACTCGTTATCAAGACTTATTTCTACAGGAGTATCTCCAAGATCTTTAAGTTTATTTCTAAAGTTATCGATAGTTTTTGGTGTCCAATCATTCATAAGACTATCAAAATAATTATAGTCTTCAATTGAGTTCCACCAATTCTTGTTAGCATGTTCTCTAACGCGCCTGCCTCCTGCAAGATCTGTCTTAACAGCATCCATAATAGGCAACATGTATGAGCGCTTTAGACCTCCAGCTCCTCCGTGCCAAGAATCTGTAAACATTTTATTCATCCAAGCTCCGTCAATAGCTTGTATAATAGCTGGAATAATTCTCCCTCTTCCCCAACCTCCGGGTCTTTCATCTCTCATTGCACTTCCTGATGGAGTTGACTTGTATAGGTATACATCACCTACACCTCTACCACTTGGCAAAACAATTCTAACACTACCTGTTTCATCTTTTTGAATAGACTCTCTAGCGCCAACAAAACTCTTAATACCAAGAGCATTCTTAACTTCCATAACTTCGTTACTTAACATAGCAACTACGTTGTTAGCTCTCAAAGCTTGACCAACTTCTTGAATACCAGGATGTATTTGAGTATCAATAGCATCTGCTAGTGTATCATGAAGAAAGCTTACAACTTCATCTTGAACATCTACCGGTTTATTACCTATCTTCTTCCGCATTGCAGCGTTAAAGTTAGGCTCATTTATTATTTGTTGAATAGCATTAGCTTGATCTCCAACCATCACTGTATTTTTTATAGTGTCAGTAAGGTTTGCTAACATCTGTCCATAAGATAAAGTCATAGGCGGTTTCTTAAGAAAGTTGTCTCTATCTTGTACTGCAAGTTGTAATATGCTATATAGTTGAGGAGATAAGTCAAACTCTTTATGTTGTCTAGCAAAATTACCCGCATAGACTTCTCCATTTTGAAGCATAAAATTAGCCATAGCATCTCTAAAATCTCCAGCTATCTCATTATCAGCAAGATCTTCTGGTATACCTTGTGCTTCACGATACATATCTCCGACTTTAAATGTATCTAAATTCTTAGCAGCACCTTCTCTTCTAAGTACTCCTGTTCTATAAGCTGCTTTGATACTTCCTAACGTAGCTGCAAACGAAGCAGGCCCATGAGTTAACCCGTCAACTTCTACACCTATATTAGAATGAAACACAGTATTGTTATCAAAAGCATTTTTAAACTGATGAAGTTCGTGAGCTGCTTCAAGTAAATGTAATCCATCAATTCCCTCACTCATAGCTTTGTTCATTAATCCAGGTTCTACATTTAAAGGAGGAACACCTTGTAAATCAGGTGGTATTAATATAGCTTCTTGCGCAGCTTGATCTGGGTTTTTAGTTAAATTAATATTAGCTAATGACTTTGTATACTGAGTATCTTGCTCAGGAGTCAATAAACTATCTGCAATACCTTTACCTGCTCTAATTATAGGTCCAAACTTACCATGCCCAGGAGCGTTCCACTCATCATTAAACATTTTAATTCTGGTTTCAGGTAAATCTCTTTTAGCTCCTAAGAAATGAACAGCCATTAATTCTTTAAACATATATGTTTCATCAGAGCCTGATCGAGGATTAACAGTAGAAGGAATCATTCCTCCTGTAACAAATCTAACCCAAGGTTGAAGCTGTGGATTAAATCTTGTTTGACCTGCATGCATTCTCATAGTAAGTTCTTGTAAAACAAAGTCTAAGTAATTAGCTTTATTACTATATCTTCCCATAGTATTTAGAAATTCTAAGAATTTAGTAGCTTGCTTCTCCATTTCATAACCTGGATCATAGCCTTCTGCTGTACCTTCACTTTCCTTCTTAGCTAATTCTCTTTTAAACTCATTGAATTGGCTAGGTCCTACTTTAAAAAGGTCACCGACCTTAGGAATTGCATTGCCTCTCTTCATCTCAGACAGTGCAGACATCGCAAGTTGTGTAACAATCCTACGCCTAAGAGGATCGACTCTATGCGGAACTGATCCCATGTTAAGCCGAGCTTCTTCTATTCTTGCAATACGTCTATCAACAATATTAGTTGTTTTAGTTTTAAGATATCTTGAAGCCTCTGTTTCTTGCATAACATTAGCAGGTTCATTTCTAGGTTTTATCTCATAATTTCTAAAAGCATCTGGAGCAGATTGCTCTGCTGCCTTTAATAGTTTAATTCCAGTATCAGTTAGTTGATATTCTACAACATCATGTTTATTACGAGGATTTTTATCAAAACTACCTACACCATTATCAATTCTCTTATACATATGAGGGTTAGCTGCATGATACATCTCTTTAGCTACAGCACCTACAACTTCAAACTGATCGTTGGTAACATCACGTTCAGTGTATTCATCAGTTGGTCTGCCTTGCATTAAGTTTTGCTCACGCTTCCAAGCTCTATATATCTCTCTGCCTAGTTGTCCATTACCTACAGTACGTAACAAACCACCTTCATCAGTAAGCTTAACATCAGGTCCTTCTCTTGTAGGATCTGCTGTTTCATCTATCTCTTTATTCTGGTTAATCTCAGAAGTTGTTTGAAACTGAGCGCCATGAATAAACTTTTCAGTAGCTAATCCCATTATAGTTGCAAACACAGGATCTACTTGCATAGCTCCATCTTGGTTTCTAGTTGAAGCGTTAAATCCTCGAGGATCAAAGAAAATACCTGTAAGTCCTAAGTCAGTTGTTACAGTTTTAGTTTGTACATCTTTATTAAGAGTTTCTGCAAATGAAGTTTGCTCTCCTCTTCCTTGGTCTATTGCAGTTTTCCATTGAGCCTTCTCAGCTATGTCTGCAACGTTACCTTTTTGAGTAAGATAAGCTCCTTGAACCGTTGAACCACTAGCTTCTTTAGCTTGAGACTCTGTTAACCCAGCTTTAATATAATCATCTTCTAATATTTTAGAATGCAATAAATTTATAAACATTCTACCTCTTTTGATAGATAGACCAAAGCCATCATTAAGCACAGTGTCATGATCTGTAACACCAACGTTTCTATCCTGCCATCGTCTGTTGTCAGGTGGAAGAACATCAGGTCTTATTTCAGAAAAAGCTGGAAACCTAGCCTCTTCTCTAGTTTGAGCCATAGCTTCTGCGTATTTCTGCTGTTCAATCTCTTGTCTACGTTGTTCTTCTAAAGCTCTAGCGTCTGTACCTTCTATTGAAGTAGCTGAACTAATACCTACAGGAGCACGATCAACTGCAAATTTGTTTTCAGTTTGACCGAATGTAGAATCTACTAATCCTAAACTTGGAGGTCCACCTTCTTGTAATTGTTCTATTGGTTGCGTAAGCAAGTTTCCCTTAAGCTTATCAGAAAGTTTCATACGCTTTACGTTTCGAACAACTTCAGCCTTAGCTTCTTCTGTTAAAGCTCCTTGTGGATTTACTCTTATTGCCATGTATTATCTCCAAAATTCCATCGAGGTATATTCTTCTGCATTTGATAAGCTGCTTGAGCTAAAGGAGAAACCTTTAATGCTGCATCTCCTAATGATCTATCTCCTTGAGCTACATCTACACTTAGCTTTCCTATTCTAAAAGCTTTACTTAGTGCAGCTGATTCTCCTGATATAGTTCCAAATGCCCAACCAACGTTTGTTTTATATCTTTCTTGATACATAGGAAAAGCAAAGTCTATAACTCTTTCTGATGTACCTAATAGTCCACTAGATGCAACACCTCTTCTAATATATTCCATATCTTTAAAGTAAGGAGTTGTTTTGCCATACTTTAATAAGTCTTTAAGATGTTGTGACACAAATCCTAGTAAAATCATAGTAGACATAGTAGCAAAAACATTATACTTCATTGCGGGAGTACCACGTAGTGCTTGTTCTGCCCACATCTTAGGTAAATGGTTTGCTTGGAATGTAGCTATGAACCCTTGGAACTGAGTAAACAAAGCAAATCTAGGATCTTGAAAGATCAAAGGTCTATTTCCAGATTGAGGTAATGCAACTGCATCGTTTATAAAATTAAACGTAGCATCATTCATAAACCTTTCCCACTTCTCAACTTCTGCATCAGAAGCCATTCGAGTTTGACCATTAGCATCAGGAAATCCCATGTAATAGTCCATCATAAATCTAGGATCTATTCCTAAATTACGTAAAGCTTCTTCAGCTTCTGCAACTTCATTAGTATATGTAGCACTACGATTAAACTCAGTACCAGATTCTACAATTCCATGTTGTTTAGCTGCTGCTAATGTAGCTAGCTTATCTACTATATAGTCTCCTGCAATAGCAGCTCTTACTGCACGAGTAGCATTAGTCCATTGTTGCAATAGAATAGCTTTAAAGTATGAGTCTAATATACGTTGATGCCAACGACCTGTTTCACTAACACCTGTTGTATGAGCTGCGCCTACCTCCCAATCTAACATTCCTAACTCTTGTGTTTTCTGGTATCCAGCAGACGTTCTTTTATGAGGAGTTACTTTACCTGTCGCAGCACCGAATCCTCTCCAAGCAGTGTTTTTAATTTCATTTGCGAATTCTCTTGCTATACTATTAAGACTACCCTTTTCACCCATAATCTGACTTACATTTAAACTCCTGCTAACTAACGCAAGTTCAACAAAGTTAGATAGCGTAGCTAATGGTAGTCCAGTAATAGTTGTTACAAATAATAAATTCTTTTGAGCAAACCTCCATATAGGATTTTTAATTCGTTTATAGTTTCCTGACTCAGCATTAAGAAATCTCTTCATATCATACGCTAGTTTATCAACTCTACTTTGTGCGTCAGCTGCACTCCAGCCTGAGTCCATTAACTCTTTTTTAACTTGAGCAAGATCATGATTAAGCTTTTTATTATCAGCACCAACAAACTCTTCTAGTACTGTGTATCGTACAGCAGCTTTGGCTGCGTTAGATATGTTAGAAAATAAATCTGTTTCTAAGAATTCATTAAACTCAGGATTATCAGATAGATTTAAAGTTCTTTTCCTATGAGACTGAGGTTTAAATGTAGCCTTAGATACAACAGAGAATCCATCTCTACCTGCTGTAAGATCAGAGATATCTGATACACCATCTTGTTGTATAATAGCTTCTGTTAATTCTGAAGCTTGCTCTGGTGTAACTAACGGTTCACCATTAGCATCTTTAAGATTTAATAAAGCATTTTCAAATCCAGCTCTATTATTCTCAACAGCTTCTTTATTTATAGATCTATGTCTAGCTAAATAATTTTTAATCTTTCCTAATTTAGGATTATGTTTAGCCTGCATGTCATGCATTCTATTTCCTACTTTGTTCAACTTATCTATAAGTGCTACAAATGCAGGAATATTTTCACTTAATGGTCCTTCTAAATCTGTCTCCCAATTAACATCTCTTCCCTCAGCTCGTGCTTTTTCATGAGCTTTATCAAAAGCTTTATAAAACTCGTCACTAAACTTTTTTTTAGATTTCCACTTATCTGATCTTCCAAACCCAGCAAGTATATTAGATACGTCTCCTAATATATGACGTATCTTAGATATCTCATGGTGCTTTCTATTTTCATAATGTTCACCAGTAACAGATCGTTGTAAGTTACCATTATACTTTTCAGCCATTATTCGAGCTGTTGTGGAATCATTTTGAAGTTCATCAGCAAACCCCATATTACCAAAGGCAGATCTCATAATTCCACGATACAATCTAGGAAAATTTGTAAATGAGTCACGTATTATTTGAGCCATATCTCTTTGTTTTAATTTCTTTTCATGTCTATCTGCTTGGTCGTTTATATCTTCCTCAAAGTTAGTAGTTTGTTGATCTGTTTCAAACTTGTTTCTATCGTTCTCTTCTTGAATATTGTATTGCTGTCCATTTCTAGCTATATCTCTTTCAGCTAACTTACCCATCTTAGATGTTTGCTTACCTGTATTAGTCTTAGTTCTGTAAGCTACGTCTGTCCAAGCACCGTAGTCGTAAATTCC